AATCATGACCTTGAGAAGTTTTTATTTATGGCTATGGCTATGTATATTGGTATGCCTATCCTCTTCTAGTAAAGCTGTAGACTGCACAACAGATACTATTGGCTTGTGTACTCCTGGTGTTACGGAAACTATTATTGAAACAATAACCGAAGAAGTAATCCATGAAGCTGATGGGATTACAACTATCACTACTACGACACATGACATTACAACTACGACAGTTACCAATGAAAACTCTGGTGATATTTTAGATAGTGATAACGACTATGTTGTAAAATCTAAGGACGGTTCAATGCAAAATGATTGGGGGGGGCAAGGCCCCGCTTCTATGCCTACTGGAGATGCTTGTGGTCAATTGAATGTTACCAAGTGTGCTATGATTACTGGTTCGGGTAACTCTACATCTACGATGGGTGTTGAAGGTATGGGTACTACTTTTATTCAGACAGTAAATATTTCTGATCTTAATATTAAACATGGTGGTCAAGCTAACTATGAAATTAGAGTAGACAAACAAGATGCTAGTGACTCTATCTATATGCATATTACAGGTAAAGATGGAAACACCAATGTCTTTTCTGGTACTGATGTTCTTTCAGCAAGTGGCACAGCTTCGGGCTATCAAACATATGAAAGCAGTTTTGATTTTGCTGGTAGTTTAACAACAGTCATTATAGAAATTGGAGGTAGAGATATCAATCTTGCTATAGGCCCCATGTTCTCAAACGTTTCCCTTGAAATTTTGTATAACACTATCAACACCATTATTAGCCAACAAATAACTACTGTAGAAATGTTTGTTGCTCTTAACATAGATGCACCAGAAGAAATTATAAATATTGTTGAAGATATTTTTGACAGTAATGACATGGTGGATACCGATGAAGGTATGACTATGGAACCTATAGAGATGGAAGAAGTAACTTATGAAACTGTAGAAACAGAGATGGCTGAAATGATAGAGATGGAAATGCCAGAGATAGAAATAGAAGTAGCCGAAATAGAAATAGAAATAGAAGCAGAGATTGAAGCTGAGATAGAAACAACAGTAGAAGAAACTATTGAAGAAGAGATGACAGAGCCAGAGGTAGAAGTTGAAGAAACAAAAGAACCAGAGAAAGTTGTGGAGGAAAAAGAAGTAGAAGAAGTTGAGGTCAAGGAAGAACCTAAAGAAGAACCAAAGAAAGAAGAGTCAGCTAAAGAAAAAGCTGGTAAGAAAATTGTTAAGTCAATGAATGATAAGAAAAGATACGATGCTACTAATCAATTAAAAACATTAATTGTTATGCAAGTATTAGGTAACTCTAAATCATTCTTTCAAAGTCAAAAACTATTAGAGGATCGTCAAGGTTTCTTTAATAATGATGTACTAGCTGATGGTGAAATTAACTATAACCTTATGGGCCAATATCTTTTGTTTGTTGGTAGTGATGGGTTACATAACGAAATGGTGGAGAGTCAATGGCGGAACTAGAATTACCAGGCGGAATAAAATTTAAAGGCGGTAAAATTTTTTTAGTGTTAACTGCCCTATCAACATTAGCTGGTGGTGGGTGGACAGTTTATAAATTTATAGACGATTACTTAGAACTAAAAGAAGTTGTATCATCTTATGTATCACCAGACTTTTCAGAGTTTGATAAACGATTAGAGTTAGTTCAACAAGAAGTAGACATGATGCAAACAGAAATGAGTATGATTTTGCAAGAAGTATCTTTGGTGTCTGATGTAGCTAATGAACTTAAGACAGACCTTAGAACTGATGTTAGACGCATAGAGTCTATTGTTGAAGATGTAGAGCAACAAGTAAAACAAGATGCTAGAGATAATAGTAAAGATTTAAAAGAAACATTAACATCAATTGAGGATGACATGAATGAGTTAGACAAAGATATTAATGAAGCTATGACAAAGCTAGAAGAAACTATTGATAAAAGAATTAAGCTATCATTAGATAACCCTTTAAGTCAGATGAAGTAATGGCTGATTGGGAAAAAGAAATTGCTGAACTACGGACTGATGTAAAGCATATGTTGCAAAGCCAAGAAACAATGCAACGAGAAATTAAAAACTTACAAAAATTTTCAGCTATGGGTTCTGGAGGTTTAAAGGCTTTAGTAATGATAGGTATTGTACTTGGTGTAATTGCTAAGTGGATGGGGTTTTTTGATTAAGAACAAGCGAAGAAATGGATGACAGATGATAACACCTATAAATTATGGTTACTTCAACAACTTCTTGAAAGCAACAGATTGCCAGACGATAATCCAGAGTGGGAAGAAGAATTTATTGGAGGGCAAGACCTGGGGGAAGGATCAACAGGACCAACGCAAATCAAAAATAAGTTGGATGAACGACTTTCATTTAGGTCAAATCTTGTATACACAATTACAACAGGCAAACGACCAATTGCGGTGGAACTTACAAACTACGGTTATAGAGTGCATACAATTCACTAGCTACGGTGAAGGTGATTTCTATGATTGGCATAGGGATAATGATTTAGATAAACCTTTTGAAGAGGGATACTTAAAAGGATTAGTACGCAAGATTAGTTTTAGTATTTTATTAAATGATCCAGCAGAATATGACGGTGGTAATTTTCAATTTGAAATAGGTAATCCTAATGACAAAGATAGAATTAAAACATTAGATAAAACTACACAAGGTGGTGCTATTATATTTCCTAGTTACTTATATCATCGTGTTCAACCTGTCACAAAAGGTACACGTTATTCTTTAGTTGGCTGGGTATGTGGACAGCCCTGGAGGTAGTATGATTAACTATATTATTGCTGGTATCTTGTGCGTTGCAAACATACAATCGACAAATCTGTGTTTTGATGTTAGGATACCTGTGAAATTTGAAACCTTGGCAGAGTGCAATTTCAAGATGAAAGAGTTAATAAACGTACTCCATCCAGAGTTTACAGAACGAGGTTTGTTTATACGAACTAAATGCTTTGAAGAAATGAATATGAATGGAGAGAATACTATATGGACTACGACAGACTAAAAGAAGAGATTACAAATAGTGAAGGCTTACGACTACGGGCTTATCAATTAGAATACAACACAGCCGATGGTCCAGTCAAAGAACCATTTTATACTATAGGTATAGGCCACCGTGTTAAAGCAAGTGATAAGATAGATGTCAATAAAGAGTACACCTATGACTTTGTTCAGAAATTATTTGAGGTAGACTTCGCTATAGCCAAAGCTGGGGCAGATGAATTGTTAGGTGACTGTCATCCGATGGCGAAGGAATGTGGGATAGAATCAGTTTTTGTCCTTGGAAAAAATGGGTTTAGTAAGTTTGGCAAGACAATAAAATTTATTAAAGAAGGAAAACACCAGGAAGCATCGGAGGAAATAAAAGATTCAAAATGGTATCGTCAAGTACCGCATAGGGTGGAAGAGATATCAAGAAAGTTGAGGGAAATATAATGGCTTTATTTAGTTTACTTAGCCCATTAACAAACATTGCAAAAACTGTAACAGAGTCTGTTGTTGAGGGTAGAAAATTAAAACAAGAGTTAAAGAACAGCGAAGTTAAAGCTAAGATAAAACATCAAAGCGATATGGCTGAAGGTAAAATTAAATGGGAGAACCAAGCACAAAAGAATTTAGAAGGTTCATATAAAGATGAGGTAGTCTTAGCTATTCTTCTTGCACCATGTCTATGTGCTTTTTATCCTCCAGCAGTAGAGCATATTAAAGTTGGGTTTACCGTTTTAGAAGAACTTCCAGAATGGTATATGTGGCTACTTTTTGCGGGATTGTCTAGTGCTATAGGATACCGTGGCGTAGATAAATTAATGAAATTTAAAAAGTAAGTGGACATAAACAAAAGAATATTTTGTATCTCTGACCTTCACGCACCCTACCAGCATAGAGATGCATTAGCTTTTATTAAAGCGTGTAAGAAAAAGTACAAACCTACTAGATGGATTTGTCAAGGCGATGAAATAGATGGCAGTAGTTTTTCTTTTCATTCACCCGATCCAGACCTAGATGCACCTACTAAAGAGTTAGACTTAGCTAAAAATTTTTTACATAAATTACAGGACATTGTTCCCGATATGATGTTCTTACATTCTAATCATGGTTCCCTTCTCTACCGTAGAAGAAAACAACATATGCTACCAGAGCAAATGATAAAAGATTATGCTGACGTATTAGAGGTAGATAAAAAAAGATGGACCTGGCATCCACATATACTAATCAAATCTAAATGGGGTTCTTTTTATTTTATACATAACCTTAATAAAGATTGTGTGAAGTCAGCCCAAGCTCTTGGTTACGATGGGTATGTGCAAAGTCATTTTCACAGTTTATTTACCTGTACTTATTTTTCTACACCCGAAAGTTTAAAGTGGGCGTGTACGATTGGAAGCATGATAGATAAAGATAGTATGGCTTTTGCGTATTCCAGAAATGGATCACTAGCCAGACCTGTACTTGGGTGTATGTTAATCAATAAAGGTATACCTCATTTAATACCCATGCGATTATTAAAAGGTGGAAGGTGGGATGGCGAACTCACGCAAATATAAATTTATAACAGTACACGGTAAAAAGTATCCCGAAGTAGAAATACATTGGATGGATATTGTTGGTGATAGCAGTATAGCTACAGCGGAAGAATTTAATAAAATGAAACCAGCAAACTTAATTAGTAAATGTTATTTATACAAGCGAACAAAAGACTACATTTATACATTTGCTACCTATCAAGTAGATAATGATGAATCTTACGGTGATCGCAATGTTTTTCCTGTAGGTATCGTCAAAAAGGTTCTCAAAATACCCCTGTAAATGCGTTTGTAGTACCCTTCTAGGGTGATTGTACATTAAAAACACTAAACCTAATGTATGGTCTTTATATGGCTAATTAGAGGGTGGGGCTAGTTTTTAACTTAGGAGGAACCAGCCCCTATTCTAAAGTAGGAAAAAAAACAAAAACCTCTTTAGAAACTATATTAAATTCCACAATTTACGAAGCCAGATGTTGCCAAGTATTAAGACATACGGATTTTCTTTGTTAGCTTCCATCCACTTCTCTATTTTTGTAGTATCAAAATTTATTTCTTGCTCTGTCATACAACCTCAATTCCATTTGCCTTGCCAACATGAACTTTAATAAGATTTCTTTCTTCCATGCGTCTAAGCATATGCCATACTGAGGTGTGTGATTTTAATTCAAGATGATCTTTAATCTGTCTAAGTGTCGGTGATCTTTTTTCTTTATCTAAAAAATCTTTAATGAAGTTTAGACACCTTTGTTGTTTCTCAGTAGGACCTATCATTTTGAACCTTTCATTTTAGATTTCATTGATCGCACATACACACCGTGTAAATTGACTAACTCTTGTTGTAACTCTGGTTCAAATTTATCTACTTCTTCAACAAGTTTTTTATCAAAAAAATAATCATTTAAATCTTTAAACCGAGTATCTATTGGTGCTTCAGAGTTCATCACAATATTTGTCATTGTGTTTTTAATGTCATTCTTTTTTTTAACATTAAGATCAACAACATTACCTTTAGGTTTACCTGTAAGTCTGACTAGCTTATCAAGTGTCTGTGCTTGAGGATTAGATTTTTCACTATCCTCATCATCACCAATCTGCATACAAAATGTTTTAATAAATAAATATTTGATGGCATAAGAGTACGCCTTACCTGGTCCTTTATCTGAACTATCAATACCGTATCCCGTAAAGCCATTAATCGTAATCTTCTCTTCTGGATTTTCTGCATTGATAAACTCACCATCAACTGTTGTGATAGTCATATTACCATTGGCAATTGTTTCTCTTATCTGAGGTATAAAAGTAATCTTTTCTTTTACTAATAAATCCTTCACCATGTCTGACACTTTATTCCAAGGCAGCACAGGATAAGGAATACCTTTAGCTTTATCTTTAACAATGGGCTTACATCCAGCCATAACATTGTTCATCTTTAAATATATATTACTCATTCAATTCCTTAATGCCAAATCGTCTAGTGCTGTACCCTTCTTTAGCTGGTACAACCTTCTCTGGCTGTGGTTTATATGTGACAGTAGTGTGTCGTATTTCATAGTTTTGACACTTGGCTACTTCGTTTTGACCTAGTATGGACTTCATATGAATCTCTAAGTCATCTTTAATTTGCTTAGAATGTTTCATAATCTTTTCGTTAGCTTTCCATTCATGAATCAAGGTAGGTAATTCATTATTGCCAGATAAATCTACTGACTCTGTAATACCGTTACCTTTAATTAAACGACTAGCTTCGGAGGAACTGTCTGGATCATAATAATCCTCTGTTTCAACACGATGCCAAAAGTCTGTAACAGCTTCCGTTATTTTATCTTGGACATCTCTGTTTGAATACTCAACATACAATTGTAAATCCCATCCACTAACTAACCTTGCAATGATGCACCAGGAGTAGTTACCGCAAAGCATTTGACCTTGAGATTGAATACGCACATTAGTTGGTAATCCAGGTATTGTAGAGTTCTTAATCTCTAATAATCCTTTACCTGTTAATGTGTGTGATACTTGAAAGTTATCTTTAAACTCAATGCTGTCTTGTATTGTTACATAGTAATCGGGTGATGATCCTAGACCTGGAACAAGAGGATTTCTATCTGCTTCAGTAGGTAATGAAGTAGTGACTTTTCCTATTTGGTTCAGTTTATCTAGGACCATCTGCCCTATAGTGCCTTCCATATAATTTCCAGCCCTAACTTTAGCGTTCACATCACCCAAGCGATTATCGACATGACCACTAACTCTAGCATCAATGTGCCTTTTTAAGACATCGTTTCTGCTATTATACCCAGTAAAACCATCATGAGTTTCAACAATACTAGGTAATTCCGAACAGCCTAATTCTTTTCCAGTTATCGTAAGTTTAGGCATTTATTGACCTCCTATATTTAAGAGTACAAACAAAAAAATGGGAATAATGACACCAAGACTTAGTGTGAGAATAAAACTTATCAAAGTGATAATTAATCGGTATGATGCTTGTATGATTTTATTAGCGATACCAAGCCATTCGGGCTTAATATATAAATTTACTTGATCTCTTATTATTGTTAGATATTTATTTTTCGAGATCGGGGAGTTATCGTTTCTTATAATTACAGACATAGTGATCCTTTTTCAATATTAAGTAGTTAAATCAGAAATTTAAGAGATTTTATTTGTATAAACAGCAAATCATTCTTAGACATCATTTATAAACCCCAAAACCCTTTCCCTTGACAGATACCAGATTTTCCCTGTTTTCTGCTTTGGTGTATGTTTGCTTGTATCATGGTTTATATATGTTCTGATAAGACCTTGTATATACGAACATTATGCGAACAGGTAGGGGGTAAAAGTACAGTATTAATATCTAGGATAAAGTCCTAGTATTTAGTCATAGTATTTTATAAGCGTAGTTTATGGGTAGCTAAGTTTTGAAAGATATTACCTTCCTGGGCATAATGATCAATCATACGAGTATCACGGTGGCCTGTCACTTTCATAATCGTATGATCGGGAGCATTGGTATTTCTTGTTTGACTAATAAAGCCAATACGAAGGCTATGACCTCCGTATTTCTCTGGATTATACCCCGCTAATTTTGCTGTTCTCTTCACAATACCATTCACGGTAGCCCCGCAAATAGGCTGGTCTTTCTCATTGACAGCATTATTCTTAAAAATACGTCTAAACACATAGCTCTCTTTAATACCACTAACACGCAACCAATTCTCTAACTGTGTTACTGCACAATACTTAGGGGTACGCATATAGGGGATCGGTATCAGCTTCCCTTCCCCGCTTTGATCTGTCTTGGATTTAGGCATTTTCCAAATAATACCTTGCGGACTCCAGGTTAAATCTTCTACACGCACTTCCGCTATATTCTCTCTTCGTTGGGCCGATAAAAACCCAAATAATAAGACTGCTCTATCTCGTATATTGCCAATGCTGTGGTACTCTAATTGATCAATAAACTTCTTTAAATCCGATGTCCAAATGGCTTCTTTACTTTCTGTTTTTGTTCCCTTGACACGCTTAATCCCACGCCACACCGTCTCTAAAACAGGATGATGAGGGTCTAGGTAATGCCCTTTTAATCGGTGGTAGGTCCGAATAACGCCTAATCGTCTTTGTAATGTAGAATGTTTTAAGGTTCTAGCTTCTCTAACCAAGAAATGAGCAATATTCTCGTAACTGGCTGGTAAGGCATTGACATCATACTCTTTGCAAAAGGATATAAAAGCACTCCAATCGGCTGTGTACGCCCTCTTTGTATTCTCAGCCACACTCTGTTTGGCATAATATATGGCTTCTTTTTGTAAATCCTTAATCTTTAAATGTTTAGAACTATCTTTTTTAATCAGATTATTCATAGTGTAACCACAGCACACAAATACATAAAATAATAGTCAGTAAATGTACTGTACTTAATCATAGTATTTTCACTTAACAATTTTAAGTTTGTGGCACATTTTATCAACATCTCTTGCGATAGGCTGACCACCTAAAGTAATTATATTACTATGCTCAATACCTGTCATTAATCGTTCTTTAATATAGATAAACCATTCTTCTGATAATTCACGGGCTGGTACAAGATACTTTTTTCGTTGATCAATTTTAATTGTATCATCACCGTGTTCAAATAAAACTACCGTATCAATCATGTGATTAATAAATTTTAATGACCCATCTCTACTCATCCCTATCATGTGTTTTGCCATGTCAGTTTTTGAAACTAATTTATGATCAAACCAGGACTCCATTAAAAAACACAAACCCATCCATTTAGGATGTGATTCAAAAAGTCTAAGTAATTTAAAATCATAATACATTTCTGCTAGTTGTTTTATCCATCTCGTATAATTAGTTACATCTTTAGAATTAAGTTTTTTATATAACTTAGGAAATCTACTTTCCATTTTAGTTCTCATTACTTCCTCCTCTTTAAAATATTAGACACCGTAGATGGATGCCATGTACCACCACGCTGTGTAGTTACCCCTCTTGCATTTAATGCGTCTGCAATATCTTTTAATGATGATAACCCAGAAGCCTTTATCCCGTCAATCAAAGGTAGTATTTCCCAGGCAAATAAATCAGCTTCCTTGTTCTGTGATTTGTTCCCCTTTTTACCAGCTTTTAAGCGTATATTCTCATGTGGATTGCCTAATTTAACGCCTTTAGCCTTGGCTACTGCTAATGCATCTTTCGTTCTTTTTCTTATTCTAGCACTTTCATCCTCTGCCATAGCACCCATAATCTGTATTGTTAGTCTATTGGCTTGTGGCATATCACAACAAATAAATTCTACGTTAGACTCCATCAAGGTAGCAAGGAATAATAAATTCCTGGATAGACGATCTAGCTTTGCAACAATAAGTTTAGCCCCAGCTTTCTTACATAGTTTTAATGCTTCTTTAAATTGTATCCGTCTATTGTTACGACCACTCTCTACTTCAGTAAACTCCCCTACTAACTTCCAGCGACCACC